CTCGGCGTGCTGTGGCTCGCTGCCTTCTGCGGCGATTTGTCCCATTCGCACCGTGGGGTGCGCCGCGGCCAAGGTGGCGCGCATGGGTAGGGCATCGCGCACAGCGGGGCGTCTCACGAAAGCCATCCGGTCGCCGGCCGTAGCACGTCTACGGCGGGCGAAAGCACGAGCTCGCACAGCCGCTCCAGCGCTGCGCGTTGACGCAGCGTCTGCAGCCCTTGGCCGCTTGCGCTTGCCGTCGTTATCTCAATCCACGCCGCGATGCTCTCGCGGTTCAGGTCTGGTTCGACTTCCAGCAGTAGCACGAGCTGCTGCAGGAATTGCTCGATGGCGTCGATCCGCTCCGCCAGCGTCGGAGCCGAGCCCGCAGGCGCGGGGTACTGGTCGCTTTTCTCTAAGGTCTGCATGAGAACGAATATCTCAATTGACGCGGCGCACGGCTATGGCGCCGATGAGCCTGTGCCCGACATGCTCCGCGGCCACGATGCCGCGATTGCGGCGCACGACACTGCGCACGGGTACGCCGGGGGCATCGACGCGCTGGCGAAGCGCATGCAGGTCAATGCCAACACGTTGACTCACAAGGTCAACCCGAAGAACACCACCCACTTTCTATCGCTGCGCGACGCCATCGAGATGCAGTGGCAGAGCCGTGACTATCGGATCCTGCATGCCATGGCGGGCGAGCTGGGCTTCGCATGCATTCCGGCGGCGCCAGTGCATTCCGAGGGCGATCCGATCGATACCTTGATGCGCCTGCAGATGTCTTTCGCGGACTACGTACAGGCACTCGGGGAGGCGCTGACCAGGCGCGAGAACGGCGTGTCTCGCAACCAAATGCGCAAGGCTGAGTTCCACGCGGCCGAGGCCGTCGCGAACGTCGGCCATGCGCTGGCGCTGCTGCGCGGCCTCATGCGGGAGGAGCCAAAGGCATGAGTCGTGCGCAGTGGTGGGGAGGGTGCGCCGCCCCATGAGCATCAAGTTGATGACGATGGTCTTTGATCGCTACCCCGAGGGCGGCAGCGAAATGCTGCTCGCGCTCGCGCTGGCCGACCATGCCCGAGACGATGGTTCGCGGATTTGGCCTTCTGTGGGTGAGCTGGCACGCAAGACTCGGCAGAGCACTCGCACGATACAGCGGCAGCTTCAGAAGATGGTGGCATCGGGCTGGCTGGAGCCCGTGAGCGCCGCGACCGGACGCCGAGGTTCGACCAATGAATACCGCGTGTCGCCTTCGTGGGTTGCGGGGCAGGACATTGCTCCGAGGGGTGACAAATTGACACCCCATGCGGAGGACGAAGTTATCCGCACGGGTGACAGATTGACACCCCTCGAAGGGACCGTGAGGGGTGACACCGGTGACGCGAGGGGTGACATAGCTATGTCAGGGGGGGGTGACACAGCTATGTCACCCGAATCTTCAGGAACCGTCAGTAACCATACCCCCCTACCCCCCGGCGGGGGGGCGACCGGGTTCGATGACCTCTGGTCGATTTACCCGAACCATGCCAACCGCCTGAAGGCTGAGCGTCGATACCTTCGGATTGCGCCGACCGCTGAGCTGCACCAGACGATGCGCTCGGCCATCGAGGCCCAAAGGCTTAGCAGGAAGTGGACGAAGGACGATGGCGAGTTCGTGCCCGAATTCGCGACCTGGCTCCGCAACGCGCGTTGGCTCGATGAGGTGTGCGCTCCCGTGGTGGCGGCGCGCCCGTGGCATGAGACGCGAGGGGGCATCAACGCCAGGGCTATCGAGCTGGGCCTCGCACCGTGGGATGAAGCGGCCTTCTCGGTGGGACGCGGCCCGAACTTCGTCGCGTTCACTCGCGCAGTGATGCGCGCCGCGGCAGCGGCGGGGGAGGTGGTGTGCGCGTGACCGTGGCGTTTGATCCGAGCAGCCTCAAGAGCGTGCAGTCGCAGCTCGCCAAGCTGTCGGGCCAGCAGGCAAAGCAGGCCTATGCGGATGCATTGAACGATGGAGGCCATCATGTGCGGCGTGGTTGGCAGCGTGAGATGCAGGAGCAATTCGACCGTCCATCGCCGTATGTCTTGCGCAGCGTTCAGTTCCGCCCTGCAGCGCCTGATCGGTTGGGCATCGACATCCAGCCTACCTACTACGGCGGCAAGGGCGTGGACCCGCAGAAGATCCTTCAGGCCCAGGAGTTCGGGGGCGCGCGTCGCGACAAGCGAAGCGAGGCGGCTCTGCGGCGTGTGGGCATCCTGCCGTCGGGCTATCAGACGGCGATCCCGGCAACGCCCTACCCGGGCAGTGATGACGGGAGGGGCAACATCCGCGGCGGCTTCCTCGTGCAGTTGCTGTCTTACTTCCAGGCGATGGGAGAGCAGGGCTACAAGGCCAACATGACGGACAGGCGCAAGGCCCGTCTGCACAAGGGCACGAAGACGCGCGAGGGTGTGCGCTTCTTCGTTTCTCTCGGCCATCTGCGCAGCGGACCAGCGATGCACCTGGCGCCTGGCATCTGGGCGGCGACTGGGCTTGATGGGTTCATCGTGCGGCCAGTGCTCATGTTCGTGCGTGATGGCGTCTACGAACCACGCATCAGCAGAGCGCGCGTGGCCGAGCGCGCAGACCTCGAGCCGTACATCGAGCGTCGCATCCGCTATCGCATCCGCAGGCTGGCAGGCGAGTGATGCGCGTGTCCCATCCATCGATGCGCGCTGCTGCCCGCCTTCTCGCCCGTGGTTGCGGGGTGTCGCGCGCGCACAACGGCGCGGGTCCTTCCGCAAAGGCGGTGGTTACGGGTAATTCGAACCCCGACTTCGGACTGTTGCGCAGGGTCGCTAAGGGGGTTAAGTGAAGGTCATCGATCAGCTACAGCAGCCAGTCTCGCAAGCCGAGTTCGGCCAGTGGGTCGGCATCAGCGAGGCGCGCGTGAGCCAACTCATGAGCGAGGGCGTTCTGACCCGTGGCGAAAACGGGCATCAGTGGTTGGTGGCCTACTGCCAGCGCATGCGCGACATCGCCGCCGGCCGGGCGTCGTCAGAGACGGGAGGGCTCGACCTCGTGCAGGAGCGCGCCGCGCTGGCGCGCGAGCAGCGCCAGAGCATTGCGATTAAGAACGCAACCGCGCGCGGCGAGTTCGCGCCTATCTCCCTTCTGGCCGAGGTGCTCGCGACCGCCAGCCAATCGGTGTCAGAGCGCTTCGAGCAGATGCCGGGCATGCTCCGCAAGGTCTGCCCGGATCTGCCTGACGCGGCGCGCGATCAACTCATGTCGGCCATCGCCGATGCGCGCAATGAGTGGGTGCGGGCGACGCGGCGTCTTGTTGTCGAAGAGGTGACCGAGCCCGACGACGACGGCGAAGAGGAGGGCGAGGCGTAGTGAGCCGCGTACCTACCGAAACGCAACGCGCCGTCATCAAGGCGGTGCTGATGGGAATGGGGCCGCTGAAGATGCAGCGGCCCCAGCCTCTGAGCGTCTGGGCGGAGTCGAATTTCTATCTCTCGCCCGAGGCGAGCCATACGCAGGGGCAATGGTCCGCCTACCCCTTTCAGCGCGGCTGGATGGACGCCTTCAGCAATGACGACATCGAGGAGGTGACCATCCGCAAGGCGAAGCGTGTCGGCTACACGAAGACGCTCCTCGCTTTCATCGCCTACAACGCTGCGCACCGCAGGCGCAAGCAGGCGCTGTGGATGCCGACCGACGACGACCGCGACAGCTTCGTCAAGTCGGAAATCGAGCCGATGCTGCGCGATGTGGGCGCGCTCAAGGCAGTGACCGTGCCCGGCAAGGAAGACACGATCAAGCTCAAGAGCTTCTTCGGATCCGTGTTGCATCTTCTGGGCGGCAAGGCCGCGCGCGCGTATCGCCGGATCACGGTGGCGGTCGCCATCCTCGATGAAGCCTCGGCCTTCGACAGCAAGATCGAGAAGTCATCCGATCCGATCACCCTCGCGCGTGGCCGCCTCGAGGGGGCGCCGTTTCCGAAGCTGGTCGCCGGCAGCACGGTGCGCATCAAGGACTTCGACCATATCGAGTACCGCGAGAAGAACGCCGATGCGCGGATGCGGTATCACGTCGTTTGCCCCCACTGCGACGGCGAGCATCCGCTCATCTGGGGCGGCAAGAAGGTGTCGCACGGATTCAAGTGGGACGGTCACGACCCCGACACCGTTCGCCACGTCTGCCCGCACTGCCGTGAGTCGATCACCCAGGCCGACTACCTGCGGATTTGGGACACAAATGCGCAGTGGGTCAGCGAGTGCGGTCGCTATCGATACGACCACCATCTGAACGTCTGGACCGATGCGCAGGGCGTCGTCATCCGCGCGCCGCGCCACGTTGCGTTTGTCGAGATGTGGAGCGGCTACAGCCCACAGCGCGCGTGGTCCGACATCGTGCGCGAGTTCCTAGAGGCGAAGGCGAAGGCGAAGACCGGGGACACGGCGCCTCTCGAGGGCTTCGTGAACGAGACGCTTGCCCAGTATTGGGAGGCCGTTGTAGAGCGCGCGGACCAGCACGCGCTACAGCGCCGCGCGGAGAAGTACCGGCGCTTCACTGTGCCCATTGGCGGCCTCGTGCTGGTCACGGGCGTGGACGTGCAAGACAACCGGTTTGAGGTTGTCACCTGGGCCATTGGCCGCGGCGAGGAGATGTGGTGCGTCGATTACAGCGTCATCTACGCGAACCCCGCGGATGAGCGTGATTGGGCGCACCTTGATGCCTATCGGAAAACGATCTTCCAGCACGCCAGCGGCCAGGCGATGCGCATCGAGGCGATGGCCGTCGATACCGGCGGCCACTTCACCCACCAGGCCTACAACTATTGCCGCCAGCGCGAGCGCGAGCGCGTGTTCGCCGTCCGCGGCGATCCGCAGCCGAGCAAGATGGTCAAGAGCAAGGCCACGGTGCAGGATGTGAACTGGGGCGGCAAGATCATCAAGAAGGGCGTGCGGCTCTGGTACGTCGGCACCGACACGGCGAAGGACTTGATCTATGGCCGCCTGTGCGTCGAGAAGAAGGGTGCTGGCTTCGTCCACTTCAGCGAAGACTTGCCGCCCGAGTTCTACACGCAGATAACGGCCGAGGCGCGCGTACCGCAGCGCGTGGCCGGTGGCGAGGCCTATCGGTGGATGAAGCCGCCAGGCGCGCGAAACGAAGTGCTCGACTGCACCGTCTACGCGATCTTCTGCACGCACATGCTGGGCCTCCACCTCTACACCGGGAAGATGTGGGAGAGGCTCGAATCCATCGTTCAGCCGCCCACGGCGGATCTCTTCGGCGCGAGTCAATCTGAAGGCGCGCCGTCGGACTATGTTTCACGCGAAACGCAATCGTCTGGCGATACCCCCAACGATGTTTCACGCGAAACGCAGCAGCCTCAAGCGACCGCCCCCATTTCGCCGCCTGCGCCTCCAGCGCCCCCGCCTCTGGTGCCATCTCAAGCGCTGGCGCCGAGGCCTTCCCCGCCCCCGAAGCCGGCTGCGCGCCGGCCCGTCCAAAGACCTTCACGACAAGCCTACCCCTCTCGCTCATGGTGACCTCCAATCAAAACGACATCGTTCTCGACATCCTTGCGCGCCTTCAAGAGGCGCTCGCGGCGGCAAAGGGCGAGCTGACCCCAGAGCTTGTAAAGGCCGTCGAGAGCGATATCCGCGCCGACTGGGGCGGGGATCGCGTCTACATCCTCAAGCGACGCAGCGAAGGCCACGCGAACCGCAATAGCCGCATCCAGCGCGACTACCTCAACGGCGAGCGCGTCAAGCTGCTCTCTCGTCGCTACGACCTTGCCGAGCGGCAGGTGCTGCGGATCGTGAAGTCGGCGAAGTGACATTCCTTGCCTTGTTGATGTCAGTCGCGCGCTTCGATAGTCCGGTCAACCATGAGAGGTCCGACCGTGCCTATCGATTCATTCAATCCCGAACCCATTTCCCTCATCGCTGGCGACACAGCCAAATGGCGGCGTGAGCTGAGCGCCTATCCGGCTTCTGCTGGATGGGCGCTCGGCTATGAGCTGGTCAACGCTCAGCACCGATATGAGATTGCCGCTACCGCCGATGGCGATGCCTTCCGGGTGGTGGTTTCTGCGGCAACAACGCAGGGCTACGCGCCTGGCTCCTACGACTGGCGCGCGCGCGTCACCAATTCCGATGGCGATGTCTATACCGTAGCCACGGGCCGCATGACGGTGGCCCCATCCTTCGGAGCCGCCATCGATGGCCGAAGCCATGCTCGCCGCACGCTTGACGCCATCGAGGCGGTGCTCGAGGGCCGAGCGTCGAGTGCGACCGCCGAGTATGAAATCAACGGGCGGCGCCTCAAGTACATCCCGCTGAACGAGCTGCACGCGATGCGCTCCAAGTACCGGCGGGAGGTCGAGGCCGAGGAGGGCAAGTCCGGCCATCGAGGTGTGTCGGGTCGCATCATGGTGAGGTTTGGCCGATGAGGGCGCCGGCATTTCTCCGTCGCTTCTTCCCCGGCAAAGCGAAGAAGACGCAGATTCGGCGCTTCCAGGCCGCGCGCATCGACCGGCTGTCCGCTGACTGGATCGCGACCTATGCCAGCATCAATGAAGAGCTGCGCGGTGACCTCGACCGGTTGAGGGCGCGCGGGCGCGAGCTGCGCAACAACAACGACTATGCGCGCAAGTTCTGCGGCATGGTCGAGACGGGCATGGTGGGGCCGGCCGGCTTCGTGATGCAGGCGCGCAGCGAGAACGCGCCGGGCAAGGCTGACAAGCTCGCCAATGACGCCATCGAGGCGGGATTCGTGCGCTGGCAGGCGGTATGCGACGTGACCGGTCGGCAGTCGCTGCGCGACATGTGCGAAACCATCGTGGGCGGCTTGCCGAGCGATGGCGAGTTCCTGATTCGTCTGGTGCGAGGACCGGACGCGGGCAACGAATTCAATTTCGCGTTGCAGCTCATCGACGTGGACCGCATCGATACCACGTACAACGGCGTCGAGCCTTCGACGGGCAATACCGTCATCATGGGCGTGGAGGTCAATGCGTATCGCCGGCTCGTGGCGATCCATATTTTCGAGGCCCATCCGAACGATGGCATGCGCACCTCTCGTAAGCGTGTCCGGCTTCCGGCAGAAGATGTCATCCACGGATTCAAAGTGGAGCGGGCCGAGCAGGTACGCGGCATCCCGTGGATGGCGCCGGGCATGCTGAGCCTTCACCACCTCGGCGGCTTCATGCTCGCTGCTGTGCTGGCCGCGGAGCACGGAGCAAATCACTTCGGCTTTTTCACCCAGAGCCAGGATGCGCAGTCCGGCGTCTTGCCCGTGGGGCAGCACGAAGACGGTGAGGACGGCGGCGTCCCGATCACGACCAGTCAGCCGGGTGTCTACGACACCTTGCCGCCTGGCTACGACTTCAAGCCGCACGAGAGCAAGTATCCGAACGAGGTTTTCGGCCCGTTCGTCAAGACCGCACTGCAGCGCGTGGCGAGTGGTTGGCGGGTGTCCTATCACTCCCTCGCCAACGACCTCGAAGGCGTCAACTTCTCCAGCATCCGCAGCGGCACGCTCGATGAGCGCGACCGGTGGGCGTCGGATCAGCAGTGGTTTATCGATGTCCTGCTCAAGCGCATCCGGTCGGAGTGGTTGGTAATGTCGCTCCTGTCGAACGCCATCACGATGCCGAACGGAAGCCCGCTGCCCGCTTCGAAGGTGGCGAAGTTCGCGCCGCATGACTGGATCGGCCGACGCTGGGAGTGGGTCGACCCACAGAAGGACATGAATGCACGCATTGCCTGCGTGAGCGCTGGCCTTGTTGCGCCGCAAGACCTCAGTGCCCAGATGGGTCGCGACTTCTACGACACGATGGTCAAGATCAAAGAAGCGCAGGATCTTGCGAAACAGCTCGGCATCGTGCTGCCCGCCTACGCGGTGCAAAGCACCGTCGCGCAGCCGAGCACCGCGCCGAAGGCAGCGCCGGCAGATGTCGAGGACGAGGAAGAGCAGGGCGAAGAAGTGGCGGCCTAGTGACATTCTTTGCCTTATGAATGTCAGTGCCACGCCGTTGCAATAGGCGCCATGACTTCAAGTCTTCCTCAAGCTCTTCGCGAGCATGTGCCCTCCGGGCAGTTGAAGCGGGCGTTCGTTGTCGAGCGTTCCTCCGTCGATGAAGAGGCGCGTACCGTGCGCCTCGCGTTCGCGAGCGAAACCCCGGTGGACCGTGGTTGGTTCATCGAGGTTCTCGACCTCAGTCGAAAGTCAATGCGCACGGGCCGTCTGACGGCCGGCGCCAACCTCCTTTGCGATCACGACACGAAAGATGTCGTCGCGGTCGTGGAGTCTGTGGAGATCGGTTCGGACAAGGTAGCCCGTGCCGTGGTGCGCTTCGGTCGAAGCGTGCGCGCAGAGGAAGTCTTCCGAGACGTGGTGGACGGCATCCGCCAAAACGTCTCGGTGGGCTACATCGTTCACGAGGCAATTCTCGACGGCACGAAGGATGGTGCAGACACCTACCGCGTGACGGACTGGGAGCCTTTCGAGCTGTCCTTGGTCAGCGTCCCCGCGGATGTGACTGTCGGTGTCGGCCGCAGTCTCGCCGCAGCGTCGCCGGCTGTTCCCTCTCTTCCTTCCCCTTCCCAATCTTCTACGGAGAAACGCGCCATGACGACGCCCGAAAACAAGCCGGCCGGCACCACGCCGACCCCCACCATCGAAACTCCGGTGCAGCGCAACCATGCTGCCGAGATTTCCAAGATCGCCGCGGCGATGCCGGGCGGCGCCGAGCTGGCGATGCGCTCCATCCAGGCCGGCCATACCGTCGAGCAGTTTCAGGCCGAGGCCATTCGCGCTCTCGCGAGCAGGCCCACGCTGACGGCCGACATCGGCATGACGCCGAAAGAAGCGAAGCGCTTCAGCGTCGTGCGCGCTCTCAACGCACTTGCCAATCCCGCCGACGTGCATGCGCGTGCCGCGGCGGCGTTTGAATTCGAGGCCTCGGATGCCGTCGCGAAGCGGCTGGGCAAGGCTTCGCGTGGCGTGCTCATCCCGTTCGAGGTGCAGAAGCGCGACATGGTGGTCGGCACGCCCTCGGCTGGCGGCAACCTCGTGGCCACGGACCTGCTGTCCGGTGACTTCATCACCATCCTGCGCGATGCGATGGTGCTGAACACCCTCGGCGTTCGCTACCTTTCGGGTCTGGTCGGCAACATCGCTATCCCGAAGCAGACCGGCTCGGGTAGCGCGTACTGGGTTGCCGAGGGCCAGGCGCCGACCGAAAGCGCCGCGGCCATCGGCCAAGTGGGCATGACGCCGAAGACCGTTGGCGCCTTCACCGACATCAGTCGCAAGCTGCTGCTGCAGTCGAGCATCGATGTGGAGTCCTTCGTTACTTCCGACCTGGCGCAAGTGCTCGGCCTCGCCATCCAGCGCGCAGCGATCTCGGGCAGCGGCGCGGACAACGAGCCGAGCGGCATCATCACGAAGGTGGCCGCTTCCGTGATCGGCGGTGCCAACGGCGGCGCCCCTACCTGGGATCACGTCGTGGATCTCGAAACCGCGGTGTCTGTCGCGAACGCCGATGTGGGCACGCTGGCGTACCTCACGAACGCCAAGGTGCGCGGCAAGCTGAAGAAGACGTTCGTGGATGGCCCCGGCACCGGCGAGCGCGTGTGGCAGAAGGGCAGCGAGCCGCTCAATGGCTACCGTGCTGCGGTCACCAACTCGGTGCCCAGCAACATCGCCAAGGGCACCGGCACCAATCTCTCGGCGCTGCTCTTCGGCAACTTCGCGGATCTGGTCATCGGCCTGTGGGGCGGTCTCGACCTGATGGTGGATCCGTTCTCGCTCGGCACGACCGGCGCGGTTCGCGTTACGGCGCTGCAGGATGTCGATGTCGCCGTGCGCAACGTCGAGAGCTTCGCGTCGATGGAAGACGTGCTCACCGCCTGACCCATGGCCTTCGCCGAAGACCTTTCCGTGTTCTTCAGCGACTTCGCGGTGAACGCTGTGTTCACCGTTGAAGGCGTGCAGAGGGCCGCGCGCGTCATCTTCGACCGCCCGTCTTCCGATCCCTTCGGGCTGCAGGTCGATGCGGAATCGCCGAGATGCCAGGGTCCTACCGAGCAACTCGGCGGGCTGCAGCGCGATGACGCGATCACGCTGGACGGTGAGGCCTTCCAAGTGGTGCGCGCGGATGCGGATGGGACCGGCGTGACCACCCTCATGTTGCGAGTTGCTTGATGCTTGCCCTCGAAACCTCTATCGCTGCGCGCCTGCGCGCACTGCTGCCCGAAGAGTGGACGGTGAAGGGAATGCTGACCGACAACGGTCGGCGCGATCCCGAGCTGTTCGCCTCGGTCGAGTTCTCGGATGCGGACGTGCCGGCGAGCGAGGCGCCTGGCGTGCTCGTGCGCCCTCTCTGGTCCGTGACCCTCGTTTGCAAGCGCGGCGATCCGGCTCTTGTGGAACTCGTGGACCGTGCTTTCTCGATGGTCATCGAGGCCCTTCAAGGCTGGGCGCCTGGCGAGGTGGCAGCGCGGCGGTGGGAGCGCCTCCAACTGCGCCGCGTCAAGCCGGCGCACTCCATGGATTCCGGCCTCGTCGGGATCGAACTCGGCTTTACCACTTCTGCCCGCTTCGACGGGCAACCCTGAAAGGAAAAGACATGCCTATCGTGCATCAGAAAACCGAGCTGTCGGCCCCCCGTGGCCGGCTGCGTCTCGACATCATGAGCGCCCTCGAGGAGCTGACGGGCGAGGAGGAGATGGGCAACTGCCCGAGCTTCGTCCTTTCCATCGACTCGGAGAAGGCGGAGGAGTTTTCGTCCGAGACGGCGGCGAGCGAACTCATCGGCACGATGACGGGAAAGATCAAGCGCACCGCAAAGATCGTCTGCAACAACATGAGCATGGCGACCTACCAGCGCTTCCTCGCCGCCACCAGCGAGACGGTGACGCAGTCTTCGGCGCCCGTGACAGGGGAACTGCGCAAGGTGATGCCGGGCAAGATCTATCAGCTCGGCCAGACTGCCGCCAATCCTCTCGGCGTGCGCAACGTGAGCGGTGTCACGGTGAAGACCGAGGACGGCAACACGCCTTACGTGGCCGGCGAGGATTTCAACGTCGATCCGGAAACCGGCGCCGTGCAAATCATTGCCAGCGGCGGCATCGCTGCTGGCGTGGTGCAGTTCGGCTACACGCCTGCCGCCGGCACGTACCAACGTCTCAAGACCGGCGGCAATACCACTTTCCTGGCCGCGATTCGTGTTGTGGCTGACAACGCCGCGGGCAGCAACAAGGATTGGTACATGCCCCGCGTCAACGTCACGCCGTCGGGCGAGCTGCCCATCGTGTCGGCGGATGTCGAGTTCGTGAAAGTCGAATTCGACATCGACGTATTGAAGCCCGCAAACGCGGAAGCCGTCTACGTCGGAGGCCGTCCGGTCGCCTGATCTCCATGCGCCCGGTCCCTTGTGGGGTCGGGCGGGTGACGCATGCGGCTTCCGGCGAGGCCGCATCCGTCTCCTGACTCTCTCCTAGCTCCCTCCCATGGCATTCAAGCCGATTCAGATCCTCATCAACGCGAAGGACGATGCGTCCAAGGTGTTTGATCGCCTGCAGCAGCGGGTGATTGCGTTCGCCGCGCTGGTGGCCGGGTACTTCGGCATTCAAGCCTTTGCGGGGTGGGTCAAGGGCGGGGCGGATCTTGAGCAGCAGCTCAGTCGGGTGCAGGCTGCGACGGGGGCGACGGCAGAGGAAATGCGGTTGCTGCGGAAGGCGACCGCCGATGCGGCGGCGGATGCGCGCTACAACTTCACGCAGCTTGAGGCGGCGGGTGCATTGGAGAACCTCGCGAAAGCGGGTCTATCGGTGCGCGATGCGATTGCAACGCTGCCGGCGGCGATGTCGCTGGCGCGGGCCGGCGATGTCGAGCTTGCGACCTCTGCCGAGTACCTCACGAAGATTGTCAACGGGCTGGGACTTTCGTTCTCGGAGTCGGGCCGCGTCGCTGACGTGCTCGCAAAAGGGGCCAACGCCACGAACACCAGTGTCGTCGGGCTAGCGCAGGCGTTGAGCTATGCCGCACCTCTCGCGAACACCCTGGGCATCGGCCTCGAGGCGACTGTCGCGATCATCGGCAAGTTTGCGGATGCCGGCATCGATGCGAGCCGCGCCGGCACGGCGTTAAACAGCATCCTTGCGCAGTTCTCCGACCCTGCTTCCAAGTTCCGCACCGAGCTGGCCGCTGCCGGCATCACGACGACGAATTTCGAGAAGATGCTGCACGAGCTGGCTGCCGCCGGGCCGGCCGGGCAGCGGGCGATTGCCGCTGTGGGCCAAGAAGCTGGCCCGGCGTTGCGTGCGCTGCTGAATCAGGGCATCGGCAAGCTCGATGACCTGAAGAAGTCGCTGCAGGACGCGAGCGGCAGCGCGGCGGAAGCGGCTGCGATCATGCAGCGCAACCTCAAGGGCGCATTCTCGGGGCTGGTGACCGCCTGGGACTCGGTACGCAACGCGCTCACGACTCCCATCCTGCCGGTGCTCACGCAAGCCGTGGAGCGCCTGGCGGGCGCGCTGCGCAGCGCGGTGGCGGACGGCACCGTGGGCCGCTTCGGCGAAGCGCTGGCCTCGGCTTTCCGCAACGGCATCAAGTGGGTGCAGGAGTTCGTCGCGAGCGTGGACGTGCCCGCGCTTGTCGCGAAGGCCGAAGACCTGGCGGCGCGCGTTGGCGCCCAGCTCGACAGCATCGGCCAGAGGGCGCAGGCGGCGGGCAACATCGTGCAAACCGTCTGGGGCGTGATTGTGGCCGGCGGCAATGCGGTGGTTGCGGTCACCTTCAAAATCGCCGAGGGCATGGCACATGCCGCCTCGACGGTGCAGGACGGTATTGGCTTAATCCTGTCGGGCCTCTCGCGGGTCACGTTCGGCGAGGTGGCTGCGGCGTTTAAGTCGGCAGCGGCCGAGGTCCAGCTCTCCGCCGAGGCCACCGGTGCCGTGGCCGAGGCTTTCGGGGAGAAAGCAGCGGAGGCCTTCGATCGGGCCATCGAGGGCGCAGAGGCGGCGCGCGCAGGCTGGGCGGGGCTGACAAGCGATGCGGAGCAAACGACCGCAGCAGCCGCGGCCGGAAGCAATGCATTCGCGGACATGGCGGCGTCGATGCAGGCCGCAGGCGACAGCGCGCAGGAGGCGGGCCAGAAGGCCGCAGGCGCGTCCGAGGCTCAGAAGCTGAGTGCCGAGCAGGCGCGCGCCGCGGTCGAGCGTCTGCGGGCCGAATACAAGCAAGCCATCGCGACAGAGAATCTGCAGCTCGCGGCCGAGAAGCTCGAGGAGCTGCGCAAGGCCAACATCGCCGCGGCGCAGGCGGCTACGGCCAACAAGAACGCTCAGACCGAAGCTGCGGCCGAGATCGCGGCGGCGTTCCAGCGAGCTGGCGTGCAGACGAAAGTCGAGCTCGAAACGGCGGCAAAGACGGCGCTGCGTGATTTCGAGATGATCCGCGACAGCGGGCAGGCGACCGCCATCGGCTTGGGCGAGGCGTGGAAGCGCGCAGCCGAGGCCGCCATCGCTGCGGCGAACGGCATCGCGCCTGGCTGGGTGCAGGCGCAGGCGGCGCTTCGTGGCTTCGACGTGGTGCTCGACAGCGCGGGCCGCTCGACACTCAAGCTGCGCGATGCACAGCAGGGTGCGACCCAGGCGGCCTATGGCCTGGCTGGTGCCATCCGCGAGGTGACCAGCGCGCGGGAACGAGACATCGAGGCGCGCGAGAAGGCGCTGCAGCTCGCCGAGCGCGAGCAGGAACTCGAGCGCAAGCGGCTGGGCGTCGACAAAAACGGTTTCTCAACCGACAAGGCCGGCAACACGGTCAACGCCGGGGGGAACCTCAACACCTTGACCGGCATCGCTGCCTTCCTGAAAGAAGCCGGCATTGCCGACGAGAAGAAGGCCCGCGCCATCGCGCTGCAATTCTCTGACGGCAAGGGAAACATTCCATTCTTCGGCAATCCTGGCCGGCGCCTCTATGGAGGCGACACGATCAGCCAGGCCCTGCTGCGCGCTGCCGAGAAGGAAACCTTCTTTGGCAAGGGCGACACGGCCACCACGATTCCGCGGCCGGAATCGACGCGGCGCGTTGACCTGAACCTCCGCCTCAATGGCCGTGACCTCGGCACCGTCAACACCGACAACGCCGGCGCGGATGCGATTCAAGGTCTGCTCGCGCAGCTCGGCGCCGCCGCTGGCACCTCTGCAATCCGGCCGGGGAACTGAGCATGCCAGCACCGAAGTTTCACACCCTCAACGGCTTGCAGATCTCGCGCGGCATGGTCTGGGTCGATGAGTACGGATGGAGCGCCATCGAGAAGAGCCTCGAGTATTCGCTCACAGGCGCCGCGCTCATCGATGGCGCCAAGCGTCAGACCGGCCGGCCGATCACTCTGCAGGGCGAAGTCGATGCCGGATGGATCCAGCGTGGAAAGCTCGAGGCGCTGCGCCAGCTCTCCGAGGTCGATGCCGTGGCGTCGTACCCGCTGGTGCTGGCCGATGGCCGCACGTTCAACGTGCAGTTCGCGCCCGCGGCGATCCCGGTCGAGGGCAAGCCGCTCGCGCGCCCCGAGCTGCCTGATGACCAGCAGCCCTACATCGCAACCGTTCGCCTCATCACCGTCTGACCCATGCCCATTCTCGAATCCGACATCAAGATCGTCG